AACTGAAGAAACGCGACACCAGCAACTGCACCGCCGTGCCGGAACCTGAACCCGAAGAGATTGATGATCTCTGCAAAAAAAGCCGCTGATTAGCGGCTTTTTTTATGCCTGTCATATCAGGCGGTCCGGGCCGCATCCCCCGGCCCGCCTGCATTTCAGGTCATTCAGAGCAATTACAACGCATCTGAATGTGGTCAATCTGTGGACGGTAAAACGCCTAAATTATCCGTCTGTGGACGCAATGTGGACGTCCCGGCGGGCACTGATATACCGCCTTTGAGCGGATTAAAATGCACCGCATCTATCAGGTAATCAGGAGCGAAATGCGCATACCTCAGCGTCTGCGTCAGGTTCGAGTGCCCGAGGATGCGTTGCAGCGTCAGTATATTGCCCCCGTTAATCATGAAATGCGTGGCGAACGTATGGCGCATAACATGAGTAGACTGCCCGGCTGGCAAATCTGGTTTCACCTCGCGTAGCGTTTTCCTGAACTGGAGGTAATCCACCTCCGGGAACAGCAGACCTGTTTCAACCCGGACTATTTCAGAGAACACCTCCTCGGAGATCGGAACGCTTCGCGGCTTATTGTTTTTGGTTTTCAGGTAGGTCACGCGGTTGAGCGTCACCTGCTCACGATTGACTCTGGCCGCCTCACTCCAGCGCGCCCCGGTACTGAGGCAGAGCAGCGCGGCCCGCCTGTTATCACCTTCCAGCGCCGCTAATAGCAAAGCTATTTCAACAGGTGACAGATAGGACATTTGCGGATTTTGTTCTTTAAGTTTCCTAACCCCTCTTATGGGGTGAGGATCTTTAAACAGCCCCGAACTGATTAGCGCAGAGAACAGCCCACCCAGGGCAGAAATCTCACGATTAATCGTGCTGGCCTTTGAGCCGCTCGCCATTCGCAACGCCTTAAATTCAGTGATCCTGACTGAATCAATCTGGCATGCCGCCGGGTTACGCATAACCTCACAAACACGTAACAGCGTGCGTTTTTGCGTCAGCCCGTAATCACCCGATTTACCAATGAGTTTCCACCATAATTCGATCAAATCTTTCAAAGGGCGGGCGTCAGAGGGTTTGTCGAGCCAGGGTTTATCGTTGTGATTGCTAATCGCATGACGCTCAAATGCAGCTGCCTCATGCCGTTTATTGAATCTCCGGCGGATGCGCTTTCCGTTGCGACCGTCGGGCCTGATGTCCACTTCATATCGACCATCACTGAGTTTTTTAATGCTCATAGCATTTTCTCCAGGATGGTTTGGTTATTTGCATCAATAAAACTGTTTTCAGGTAACTGGTTTTTTACCTCCCTCAATTCCTCCAGATAGAGATCATGCAGTGATTGCCAGCATTCTGGCCTCAGTGCTATCAGGTTGTTACGGTTTGCCCACAGTGTGCGAGATCCGGCGATATCTGGCCGGCAAGAGGTGCGATCTGATTTGTCATAATGTGCATGGCATATTTTTGCAGTCGTGGGTGTTTGAATAGCCGCATAGTTATATCCGCCGGAATCGGATAATCACCATTCAAATCGCAATACTCATCCCCTAACAATCTCCTCAGATCACCACGACCGATTTGCTCAAGTTCCAGGACAACTCTCAAACGCTTACAAAACTGATTAAACATTGCTCTGCCTCATTTTCACTGTTGACTTATTGTGTTAATGGCGTTAAGCCATTGTAAAATAACGTCATAATGATAAGGCAGGTGAGGTTGGTATTTAACCAATTACCCCGAAAGGGTTAGCTATTTCCATTGCATTTTTAACCGGTCTTTTTTCCGTCATTTTCTGCTTTGCTGACTTTGCGCAAAACATAATCGCTTGGAGCAACTTGCCCTGCTTCAGGTGCTGTTAGATCAGTCATTACCCACAGGGCGTACTTTGTGAATTGAGGCAGCTGAAGTATGCGCATGAGTACGTCTGAGGATGGCATTGCCTTACCAGTTTCATATTTAAGGAGGGTTGAATAAGGTATTCCCATGATTTCAGAGGCTTGCCGTTTATTGAGCATTTCCTCTTCTCTGATGCACATGATTTTTTCAGCAACAGTCATTGATCTATCGACCATATATGGTCTATCCTCTTTCTCATGAGGTTAATTACAGGTCTTATAAGGTAACTATAAGCAACTGTAAGCGCCTCTAAGCAACTCAGTAAGAGGAGGAGTCTATCAGATGGATATGCAATTACTAAAACTAACGGATGCCGTGCCATATCCTGAGTTCGCGCGTCTAATTGGAAAATCACAAGAAGCGGTTAAGGGAATGATTGAAAAGGGAAAACTTCCAATCATTGAAATGACCGATCCCTTAAATCCATCAGCACGTAGCGAAAAGTGGGTTTATCTGCCTGCCTGGAATAATGGTCTGAAAATCGCATATGAAAGCCGCCCGAAAGAGATCCGCGACGGCTGGCTGAAATGGTTGGGGGTAGCGGTTTAATGAAAATAAATAAGAAAAACGGAACCCCGTAGTACAGATTCCGTCATAAATATTTTAAAGATGGACTCGTTGCAATTTAATTAAAGTTAACAGCTCATGCTCAGCGTGGAATGCCGACAGTTAGTGCTGCCATTAACTTCTCAGTGATTTGGAGAGATTCACGATGGTTATTTCCCATAGCAATGCAGGCCTTATTTCGAGCCGGATTATCCATGCACTCCATAATGATACTGTCAAACTCTTCAATTATGGAGAGACGGGCAGAAATTTCATCAGCACTGAGTTGGTCAATTTCATCCAGAAGAATGCTATAGCGTCGGGCTTGTTGTTTTGCAGCTTCAGCCCTTTGACTAAAGTTCCATGCAATGCGGCATCCACTGAAAACAGCGATAGCTCCGCCAAAGAACCAACCCCAATCACTGCCCGCAAAAATGGAAGCGCCAAAAATCAGAGTCATGGCATTGAATATAGTATCAAGCCGTCGATTGAACCTTTCGGCGATACACTTAAGCCAGTAACTATTCCAAGCTCGAAACGTCAATTGATATTTCGTATCGGTGTCAGTTGGCTGGGGCTGATTAACCATGATTTTTTAATCCTCGTCATCATCGCCTTGTCCCTTCTCGGGAGTAGGGAGCGGCTTTCTAGGTACATGAAATTTATCTGTATCAGACATGTTTTTTTACTCCTTGTGGTGTAGTGGTTATGCCCGTTCCTGCAAGAACACTGGGGCATAACGAAATTACCACAAAACCATGCGCCGGGCATGGGTAAAAAACCCGGCATTTTTGCGGCCAAATGGGAGCGATTTGAAAATCTATGCTCGAATCAATTATCAGAGTCAGTAAAAACGCCGCTATATATCGCGGCTTCACAATCACTAAATCCCCACGAACTGCACATCGCCCTCTCAACCTATACGGCGTTTCGCGGGGCGGTGCATATTTCGGTTGTGAATTCGCAGAGGCTGAGGCGGTGAGGTTTATTGACCATCTGCACGCAGAACGGGAAGAGGCGGCACATGGTTGAAGTGCTTTTTTTACTCAGTTTGTTTGTGCTGGCCTTGCTGACGCTCATGGCGGTTGGCGGGATTGCATACGGCATGGCGTTGCTATGTGGGCTGATTAAATAATTAACGGGGATTAGGGAATGAAAAAGCCTTACATCGAATTAATCAACGGCATTCTGCAGCAATATTATTTTGAAGCTGAAAATACTGGGAAAAACGACACGCTGAGTTTGGGGTTGGCGTTTATTGCATTGCAGTTTACTGCGAAATATTCCGGCGATATCGAGACCGAAAATAAACTCAGCGCGATGATTGCTGATTGCAGGCGCGGAATTATACCCGAGCCTGTGCCGGTAAATACGACAACGTTTTAATAATCGTATCTGTCAGTAATTGCAGAAATAGCAGGCAGCAATATGAATACTATCAACGAACAAAAAACACCGCTGCAGATTGAGGCGCATCAGCGCTGGCTCTGCAAAATGCGTGAGCAGCTGGAGGCAGCAGCTTGCCGGAACGAGACAGCAGAGCGCTATGCGGCATTAAATGCACCACAGCGAAAAGCGGTTTTTGTGCTCGGCAATGCCATAGCCGAGGAATGCACAGATCACTCCATGCAGAAACTGGAAGGCAAAGACATTTTTGCTGCCTGGCAGGATCTGACATTGCCGCAGCGCCGAACAGTCGCGCGTGGGATGGAATCCATTCGATATCTGGCGCGCACAGTTCCCGCCCGTTACAGGCCCGGCGACATTGCGCGATTAAATTCTGATACCAGTCACTAAAACCTGAAATAAAACCCGAGCAATGCCAGGCGTAAACCCGCCGGACCACGCTCGCCCATAAAACAGCATAGGACAGCAAAATGATTAATCAGCGTAATCACATCATGATCCGGGTAACGGCATTGGATGCGCGCCCTAGCGCCGCAATTGCCGCAATTGCCGCAATTGCAGCGGTGGCATTTAACCCGGAGACGGGTGCTATAGCAGACCAAATGTACTGCTCTGTTGATATTGAGAGTAGTCAGCGCGAGGGCGGAACCATTGATGCCAGCGCGTTTAAATATTGGTTGCGCCAGTCAGCTGAATCGCGCTCAGAGTTGCTGTCTGATGTTTCTCTGGAGCTGCGCGAGGCGCTGACAAAAGTAAACCTGTTTGTTCTGCGTCAGGGTGAGTTTGGTAGTTGCCCCGTGTGGTTTAAAAACCTCGATATCGACGCCCCGATCATTTATAGCGCAATGGCCGCCGCTGGTATTGCGCCGGCCTGGCAATACGCACACGCGCATCACGTCAGCACGCTGATCGAATTTATCCCGGTTGTAGTCCATGGCGGTTGCATCACTATATGCGACAGAACATCACAAAACCTGCTCAATGATGCCCTGCATCAATCTCAATTGATCACATCTGCCTGGCGCGCACTGTCGGCCATGAACGCGGCATATCTCCGTTCAGTGCCTGATCACCTCGCCATTATGGAGCGCTCATGATGCCCGTCACGATGACCTGCAAACGTGTCGCGCTGCGGGTTCAGGCGCGTGCATTGCGCCTGCTCCGCCAGTACGAGCGCGGCGAGCACAATTTTACCCGCATAAAACCGCACGGCTATCTGGTGATCCGGGTTGGCATTCGCTGGCGGCTGCTCAGCAAAAACGGCGGCCAGCACTGGCAGCTCATGACGCATGAAACCTACAACGGGGAATCCATCCAATGACAACAACACTGCCTCTGAAATGGCCGGGCGGTAAATCACGCGTCATGCCGAAATTGCTGCCTCATCTGCCAAAAGGCGACTGCCTGATTGAGCCGTTTGTGGGCGGGGCGTCCGTGTTTATGAATACGGATTACAGGCGTTATGTGCTCGGCGATATCAACCCGCATCTGATTAATTTTTATCGCGTGATTGCCAGTGACACAGAGAATTTTATCAGCACAGCGCGATCAGCTCTGTTCCGCGATGGCAACAATGAGGAAACGTATTACTCAACCCGCAGCATGTTCAATGATCCACGCCCGGCTGCGTGGGCGCTTTCAACGTGGGATTTTACGCAGGCGCTGCGTTTTCTCTATCTCAACCGGCACGGCTATAACGGCATGATGCGGTACAACCAGCAGGGCAAATTCAACGTGCCCTATGGTCGCTATAAAGCGCCGTATTTCCCGGAACGTGAGATCCGCCTGTTTGCTGAAAAAGCGCGGGACACGCGCACAATTTTTATGTGTGCTGATTTCCGCACAACCATCATCACCCATGCCAAACAGAGCGCGATTTTCTACTGTGATCCGCCATACCTGCCCGCCAGCGACACCGCGAATTTTGCCAGTTATCACACTGCCGGATTTGGAGCAGATCAACACGAAACCCTGGTGAAAACGCTGGTTCATGCATTCAACGAGCATGGCGCAACGTCGGTATTTTCCGGCAGCGACACACCCGAAACCCGCCGCATTTATTCCCCGTTCCGCATGCATGAAATCACCGCACGACGCTCAGTGGGCGCGCAAACCCGCACTGAGGCCAACGAGGTGATCGGTTGCCTGAAAATCTGCGAGGGCTGCAACAGTGCAGGCGGTGGCATGTGCCCGGATTGCGGTCCGTGCTGCGGTGATGCGACGTATGCGGCGATGTGTGAGTCAGGTGCATTTGACGATTTAGAGGAGGCACTGTGATGGAGAGTCTTGCAATGACGCAGCCAAAGATTCGGCATCCTGTCATGCGTTATCACGGCGGAAAATTCCGGCTCGCGCCCTGGATCATCAGTCATTTTCCCGATCACCGCTGTTACGTCGAACCATTTGGAGGAGCGGCGGGCGTACTGATTCAGAAACCGCGCAGTTATGCAGAGGTTTATAACGATCTCGACGGCGAGGTTGTAAACCTGTTTCGTGTGTTGCGTGATGCTGATATGTGCCGGCGCTTGCAGGATGCATGCAGCCTGACGGCCTATGCGCGCGAGGAGTTCAATTTAGCGAAACAGCCAGCAACCGATCCCATTGAGCGCGCCCGCCGCATGGTGGTTAGGGCGTGCATGGGTTTTGGTTCTGCATCCGCACTCGATAGTCATTCTGGTTTCCGCTGTGATAGCAAACGCCTGTATGCCACCGCCGCCCATCTGTGGACGAGATTTCCCGCAAACCTGGCTGCAATCAGTGAGCGGCTGCAGGGAGTGATCATCGAAAACAAAAACGCGCTTGAGGTAATGCGCGCCCATGATGGCGACGACACCCTGCACTATATCGATCCGCCGTATGTCAGCGAAACCCGCGCAGCTGGCCGCCGTCAGTATAACCACGAAATGACCGACGACGATCACGTTGAGTTGCTGGCAACAGCAACGTTAATGCGTGGCGCGGTAGTGATTAGCGGCTACGACTGCGAAATCTACAGGGATCTCCTGACTGGCTGGCAGATGAAAACTAAAAGTTCACGGATTAGTGCAGGCAAGGGCACCAAGACGAGGCAGGAGTGCATCTGGCTGAGTCCTGTCATTAGTGAGCGCATGCCGGTAAAGCATGAGTAGAGAGCAACGCGGACGTTTCGCACCATCACCTCCACCACCATTTACCGGCGCGACACCTCAGCCGCCCGGTTTTTTCCCATGGATTAAACCACGCCCGGCAATCAATCCGCACGGCGGGGAATCCCCAATATCCGCTGAGGAGTTCCACGAACGGCAGCAGGCTGCAGTAAATGCCCTGGCGCGTAGCGCGGCGCTCAAAGAGCGTGACGCATGGCAAACAGCGTGCAGTGAGTGGCACCTCTCTGCCAGCGGCATTCAATCGCACCTCAATACGCTGCCGGTGTATCTGAGGCAGCCGTTACTCAATCAAATTGACTGGATTGGTCAGCGCCAGCCAGCTGAACAGCGCGACGCGTTTATCAGCAACACTATCCTGAAATCTGTCCAGCGCCTGGAGCGAGTGAGGCAGGCGCATGCAGTCCGCAGCAGCTCGAACGAGCTGGGCGCGTACTGGTCTCGGCGCTGGTCACATCTCGCAGAGCAGACGCGCCGGCAGGTTTTGACATGGGGCAATGCTCTGGCCGCGCAGATTAGTGAAATGTTTTTCACTGAGTGCCGCGCTTTAAACACGCAATTGGAGGAGATCGGCGACGACGATCTACTGTGGCTCTACCGGCACCTGGGCCGCGAGGTCAGGGCGCTGCGCATTCGCCCGCCGTTTTGGCGATCGCTCAACAAGCGGTTTGATAAATTGTTGTGCTTGTCCGCGCTGGGCAGGCTGATGAGTGCTGATTGGTGGGGGCGACAGATCTGGCGGTTGCGTAACGACTGGCGCGAGTGCCAGTTGCGAGCGATCGGTCAGATACACAAACGCCGCAATCCCTACGTCAGTCAGGACTCGTTATCCGCATGGCAGGAGCAGCGCCGCAAAAACCGGCAATTTATTGCCAGTCATGAGCTGGAGGATGACGAGGGAAACGTTGCCTCATTAGAGGCGATGGCGCTGGCGAGCGTGAGCAATCCAGCAATCCGCCGGCATGAGTTGATGGCCCGCATGATGGGTGTCGAGCAGGTGGCAATGTCACGCGGCGACGTCGGGCTATTCCTGACAATTACCTGCCCCTCCAGATATCACAGCAACAACCACAGCGGGCACGCAAACCCCAAATGGGATGGGGCAACGCCGTCAGTTGCCCAAAAATACCTGTGCAGGGTTTGGGGCAGGGCAACCGCCAAACTGAAACGCAGCGATCTTCGCCCCTACGGGTTCCGCGTCGCAGAACCGCATCACGACAGCACACCGCACTGGCATGTTCTGATTTTCCTGCCGCCTGACCAGGTAAAACCCGCACTCGAGATCCTGCGCGACTATTTCACGCGCGAAGATCGTGCGGAACTGGGGAAAAACACAGCGGCGCGGTTTAAAGCGAAAAAAATGGACCCGAAAAAAGGCAGCGCGACCGCCTATGTGGCTAAATATATTAGTAAAAACATCGACGGCTATGCGCTGGACGGCGAAACAGACAAAGAAACCGGCCGCCCGCTGCGCGAAACGGCCCGTCTCGCTATGGCCTGGGCATCACAGCATCGCATCCGCCAGTTTCAGCCAGTAGGTCAGCCGCCGGTCACGGTTTACCGTGAGCTGCGCAAACTCAGTAATCAGCTGACCAGCATCATGATCAAAGCTGGAACATACAAACGCGGCGCATCACTGCTGCCTGATCCGGTTATGGATGCCATTGCGGCGGCTGCTGACGTGGGCTGTTTTGCTACCTATATCCAGAAACAGGGCGGGGTGCTTATTCCACGCGAGCGCTATGCCGTCCGCGTTGCCTATGAGGACAGCGAGGAGCCAAACGCCTACGGCGAGACAACGCGCAAAATCACGGGCGTCTGGTCGCCGCACATCGGCGAGGAATCGCGGCAATGCACGCGCCTGAAAACCTGGACGATCCGCAAAAAGCAGCCAGCAAAATCCGGCACCGCCTTTGGTTCTGGATCTTTTGATACTCAGGGCGGCCCCGCCGCCCCTTGGAGTTCTGTCAATAACTCTACGGGCGACCAAAAAAACACCAATCCCCGAGAGTTATCGACAGAGTTGCCCGCCGAAAAGTTGCGTGATCCAGCGTCATTAACACCGCGGGAACGCCGCGCCGCGCTCAGAGTCATGCGCAGCAGCTGCCAGGATGAGAAAAAATCTCAAAATCTACCAGCAGCGCCGCCGGTCGTCCCTCCAATTTCAGATGATTTAGCCGCTGCGGTGATTACCCTGTGCGCTACACAGGGCATGGCCTACACGCCAGATCTCGCTCCGGCCCTGATTACGGGCGCACGCATCCGGCTCGATGATAATCGCGAGGCGCTTTTGCGGAACGGCAATGAGTTGGAGATCAGGCAGGTTCGCCGCTGGTGCGGCTGCGGCTCCGAGTTGACTGCTGCAAATCCATCATCGGGCGCCGGTTGTTACCAATGCGCCAGTGATGAGATGCTGGATGAGTGGCTATAAGAGAAAAATGTGCAGTTTGAAAAACTGCACATCATAACGACAATATTATGCTAGCTAATTATAGATTAACCTCAAATCCTTCTACAGACGAATAAACAATGTTCATTATGTCCACCTTTATGCCAAATATGCCTTCAATGTCTCGATATTTACTACCTTTTTGGCGATGTTCGTCAAGTTGGCTTTCTGTAGAATAGTGGTAGTCCAACACGGATCTGACCAAATAAAACTCTGCATGACCTAGCAAAGGAGTTTCCAATAAATTTAAGGACTTCATCACTGTATCAGCATCATGTTTTTTAAATATTATTTCTGTTAGTAATTTTGAATTGTGGACCTTAAGAAAAGCAATAAGTGCAGTAGCAGCTTTATAAGAATCAGTAGCATAAATTTTTGTTATGGACGGGTCAATGATGTTTATAACTGAATAGCATCTCTCCGCTTCCCTTAGCGAGCAGTTATTTGTTTCTAATAGCCCAGACAGTATATTAATAATCACTCCCCCTCTGCCATGAAAACTATTGGTTTCATCAATTGAGTGTAAGTATTTCTTAATAGTTGGTTGGCTAATCCCAGCTTGGCTAGATCTTGAAAAGATACTATCTTTGGGTAAAGTAAACCAATAGTGAACAAATTTATTAAGGTATAGTTTTGAGTTTATATTTCCATATCTGCTTTCTATGCTTTTTTCAAACTGTTCTCTATTAACCACAAGCAAAAAAATTACACCTTCTACCGAGAAAATATGTTTTATCTTTTCTAATAAATCCAACGAAAAGTCGGGGCGTGCTCGATCAAGTTCGTCGATTATGAATATTATTTTCTTTTTACTTTTCTCGTGTATTTCAGTAAGTTTTTCACCAAAATTCTCTATTGCTGACGTTTCTTCTTTGCTGTTTTTTATTTTTTCTTCTATATATTTTTCAAGAGGAGATGTTATGGACTCGCTTATCGCATCACCTGTTTTTTCAAGCATTGTGCCAGAAACTAAACCCCCCGTAACGGCACCAATAGCTAATTTTGATCCATTAATAATAAATGAAGCACCTAGCTTTTTCCCAATTGTTAGGAGTTCACCTCCTAAGTTTTTTAGCTGATTATCTTTTTCCGTCATTTCATATATGCTAGCGGTTAAAGCTATAAATGGATCTGACTGATAATCACTCTTGAAAGCATCAAAATAGATCACCTCTGCATCTCTAGAGTGATTTATTCTTATTTCTGACTCCATCATTTTAACAAAAGATGTTTTGCCGTTTCCCCATTTATCATCAAGGGCTAACACTAGGCTTTTATCCACAGCATTTGTTAGCACTCTCATAATTTGCAGATAGAGTTTTTTCCTTCCAAATATATCATCTTCATTGCTAAAACCTTTTGAAAAATCGTTTGTAGATGCAGTAAGTCTCATTTATAACACCCATTTTTTTGATTATTAAAGTTAAGGTTAATTAAAATCCTAGTCCAACTTCAGGTAATGGATCATACATGTTTGCTCTGAAAATATTTTTTTTGAATTAGCCGTGTTATTTAATATAATGAAAAATATTGCCTAATTAACTTATGGATATTTTACTTTTTCAACCAATGGCGACATAATTTGTTAACATAAAAGCTTTATAAATCATTGCTTTATAAATAAAATGGCAGATTTTTAATTTATTTTAATGTAAAAAGAGCTAAGTTAGTTAGCTCTTTTTATTTAATTTAATTAAGTGGCGTGCGCCAATGCTTTTTCGAATGAAAGCATCTAAGAGTAAGTTTTAAAAATGTGATTTAATCTTTTGAAACCAACCGTTAACTTCATCATATGCGTTCAAGTCTCTAAATAACTCTTCACTCATATGTATTGAGAGGCTATTTGAAAAAACATTCTTAATAGCTTTTGCACCCTCATTCATAATTGAATGGTTCCCATTCTGCTTTTCTGCTTTTAAGAATGTTGATAGTTCTGTTGGTATATCCCGATCGGACCACGATGTTTTCCAGTCTAAGGTGAGGTCAATGAAAGGGTTTTGAGTTGCATAGACTCTGGAGTAAAGGCTAGGATGAATATAATTTTCCAATTCCCACATTGAAGTTTGTGCAGCCCAGCAGTTCGCTCTAAGGTTAACCTCTTGAACGGTTTCTGCATATTTACTAACATCTCTATCATAAATATGTATTTCCGGGAGATTTAATTTACGCAAGTAGTTTTTATTAACCCAGTGCCTGAGTGTCCCGCCACCTAATGATATTGACATTATTCGTGGGTCATTATTAATATTAATTCCAAACACCGTACTTACATTATCGAAAAATTCAACGTCTGTTGGCCCTTCTAAGCATAATATAACTTTTAGTGTGGGGTTATTAACTTCTGCTGGAATGTCTGGAAGCACACCTAATGTAGTTACAACTTTTTCAAGATCGACAGATTCCTTGCATTCAATAGAAACTGAACCGTTTTCTTTTGTGATAAATATAATCTTATCTATAGGTGCCAGACTAGCTAGAGAGGGGCTATGCGTTGTAACAATAACTTGAGTTTTATGGTTTTGGGGCAGGTCCATAAGAGCTTGAAATAATTTAACTTGCCACTCAGGATGTTGTGAGGTTTCTGGCTCCTCAATGGCATAGATAACATTACGGTTACCTAAAGTTTTTCTTTCGGCTTCCGCACGAAAATAATTTAATAATATAAGCCGTCTTACGCCACTTCCTCTTTTATTGACGGGAATTCCATCATCGCAATTGAATGAGAAAGAAAACAGTGTATCCCATGCCTTGTTCGACATTTCTGGGGTGAGTTCATTTGCAATTTCCGGACTCATTTCTTTTAGTTTTTCAATGGTATCATTGCCAATTTGAATTGCTTTGGCTACGATTTTTTCTTTAACTCGCTCAAGTTCATCTTCAAGTTCGGCAATCGCCGTCTTTGTTATTGTCCTTAAGGGGCTTTGAACTTCTTTATCAGAGTCTTTATTTTCTCTGTCGGACTGGAATAAGAAAAATAAGGGCAAGTCACTTTGCAGTGCACCCCATATTTTCTTTCCATCTTCTTTGTCTATATCTATCTCAGTAACGCCTAAAGTTAGATTTTCTGTGGCATTGTAGATAGCTTGTCTAATTTGCGAGCTAGTATTTTTCTTAACGGTTTCTACATTGAGTACTGATGAATAATCATCAGTTAAAATTTTTCTTAATTCCGTTATTTTAAGGTTAACCAGAGGTGTAGAGAAATTTATTGGATAATAAGATATCATTGTTGTTTTAAGACATGCAGCGCTTAATTTCTCTTTAGAGCAGTCCCATGATTTCTTTATGGTAATCCATTCTTTGTCGTCTAAAAGAAACTCATCTTTAAAATTTGTAGGTATTGTATCAATTGTATAAGAGTGCTTGTCTGGGATAAAGGAAACTTGAATAGACATCTTTTTTTCTTCACAATAAACATTACAGTCATTTATATCGACTTTAATTATTTCATTGTTGAAAAAAATTTCTAAAGCCTCAAGTATCGTGGATTTCCCTATATCGTTCCTGCCAATAACAACGTTGAAATCGTCAGAAAAATCCACTGTTATATCTCTGTAACTACGGAAGTTAGTAAGTTTTAGCTGTGCAATTTTCATAATAAAATCTATCCATTTTCGATTATGCGTGAGTGACTCCTCGCCACATGCTACCTCAGATAACCTAAGAAATCTTTATGTGAATAGTGTCATTTTTGGTAGGTGGTTTTGGGGGCTTAGCTGTTGACAATTTATTTTACATTAATAAACAACTAGATGGGTTAGTTGGAATTATAAAGGCAGCAATATGACTTTTCATATTGTCATTAGAGGTTAGCATTGCTTTTGTATTTGCTTTTTCATTTGGCCAAGCAACGCATTTTAAGCATTAGTTAATGTTACTGATTTCTTCCATAGTATATAAATCCTTTAATTTGCATAATGTGGATATTTATCTCTTCAACGTAAGGCTGGAAGCTGGCCTTAACATTGGTCTTAAGTTGGGTTCCGTTTAAGCAAGGAACAGCACAAAATTGCACATTTATTTTAAAAGATTTTCTCCCGCTCAGCTCTTGCCATATCTTGGTAGAAGAAGGTTATCTGTTGCACAAAAAATGAAGCGTTTGCTGCGCGCAGGTGCGGGGGGGAAAGCCCGCGCAAAGGGGGGCGTAGGGGGGGGGTAAGCTCAGATCGGGGTTTTGGGAGCGATTTGGTCAATCGTGCGGGGTTTTCGGGGTGGTGCCGGTATCCGTCGGCGTCAGAATTTTGACGCGAGCAGCGTGGCGCTGAGGCGATTTAATGGTGTTTGATTAGATGTTGTCGCGGAATGGCTGGAGGATGGCCGGTCAGGCTGACCGGCGCATCATTCTATTTCGTCTGGTCGAGCAGGGCATAGGAATTGAACCGGATCACCTCCTCGCCGAGCCATTCATTGACATGTTTCAGCGCCTCCATTGTCGGGGTCAGTTCGTTGATGGCATAAACCCGCGCTGCTTTTTCAATGTCGCCGAATGATCCATTACCGTCCGGCATGGCGCCCATCAGTTGCGGTGGTACGCGGTGAGCAGCCAGCATATCGTCGCGGGAAACCCCTTTGATATTCACAAACTCATCTTTCGCTGTGATCTGGCTGAACGGCAAAATCTGGACACCATCTTTGCCGCCGCCGGGTGCGTGCAGCAGCAGGTTTTTGAACGCCCCGCGCCCGCGTGCGCCGGTCAATGTATTTTTTACAGCCTCCATGCTTTTCTCATCGATCTGGCCTGCGCCTACGTAGACGATGCAGCCCGCGTGCGAGCCGTTGTCGTAATAGAGTTTACGGAATGAGTCAGCAGCATGAGAGAGCGCGGCGGCGAGCAGGGCCGACATGTATTCCGGCAGCCCGTAAACCTCCTGATGAATATCGGGGTTGAGCACATGGCAAACGCTGCCGGGGGTAAACTGGTGCTCTGCCTGCCACTGCTCAACAAACCAGTAGTTGTCCAGGTCACTGCCGCGCCGGGTGTATTTAGCCAGCGAGTGCCGGAATCCCATTTGGCCGCCCAAACGGTTCCCGCGCATTTCGAGATAGCCATTGCCAAATACAAACCAGTCGAGCGCAAATGCAGAGAACGCCTGACGCGAGAGCAATTTATGCGGGATGAAACAGCCGGTTAAAACGTTGCGTTTAAAATACAACGCAGACTCATGCCACGGTGAAAGGCCCATAGACCGCGCCAGCCCGTAAAAACTTACAGGCGTTTCAAAATATCGGCCATTATCAGCGCAATACATGTTATCGAGCAGGTCGCGGGAGCTGCTGACCGGGTAGGGGCCATCAAACGTGAATGCCGACATTTTTACATCGTTTTTCAGTGCATCAGCTATCTGATCCTGATTTTGCGCAGTGGCAGCTCCACCGCTGAATTTTTTCTTTTTCACTTACCACTCCATTGCAAAACCGCCACCGCCGCCGCCATTCTCGCGGCCAATCGGCTCATTAATGATCGCGAGCATATTCGCCCACGCGAGATCGCCATGGCTGATGCCGCGCGCGCGGTCAGCGTCATAGGTCATGATGCCGCCTGGTGTTTTAATGCGCCGGATAGCGTTGAACGCCCTCACCAGTGCCTGCTCGCTGCGATCGTATTCCCAGCGGCCAGCACGAATGAGCTGTAGCATTTTCAGGACCAGGGCGCGTTTTGATGTGACGTTCATCTGATAGCAGACCGCCAGAGGGAAAAAGTTTTTAACGATCTGCCAGACCGCATCGCCGACACCAGTGCCATCAATGGCGATGTGTTTAACGTTATATTTCATGGTAAACAGCTCGATCTCTCTGGCTTGTTCCTCGTACTCCATGCCGCGCAGCTGTTTAGTCTCAATGGTACGAAACCGCCCGCCGGGCACCTGCGGCGGCAGAACGGCGACCAGCGCACCGCTGTCGCCGTTGCCGCTGCTGCCGTTCGCGTCATATCCCAGCCAGACCTCGCGGTCACCTGCGGGCCGGGCGGCGAATGGTTTCCAGTCCGGCCATTCGTCGTAACCATCCACGCTGCAGGCAAACAGCTGGTTGAGGATGAATGCGCTTTCGCCGTCTTTAACGAACTCGCACATGTAGAGATTCTGGAACTCATCCGGGCTGTTTTCGTCGCGGATTTCGTCAACGTCGGTATATTCCCAGCCGTGTTCAACTGCGTCCTGAATCGTGACGATCTGACGCCAGGTTTTATCCGGGCAGAGCAGGCCGCTCTTTAGCGTTTTCCAGGATGTATCGAACTCCTGACGCTGTGATTTCGCGCGCTTTTCATTCCAGCGCTGGCCTGTCCAGAACGGGTACGCCTCGTGCGTTTCACTCGATGGCGTGGAAAAATAGGTGCGAGTCAGCCCCTTAAGGGTCGCCATGGCGCCGGCAACTTTGCGCAGGTTAGCAAAATTGCCCACCCAGAAAAATTCATCAAAAAACAGGTTTCCGGTATACGACTGCGCCGTTGCTGCCGACGTGCCGAGGAAATGCAGTTCCGCGCCGTTTGATAGCACAATTTTGTCGCCGCCCTTCAGCTCTACATCCACCTCCTCGGCGATGCGCTGAATAAACCCGCGAAACTGATGCGCCTGCCGGCGCGATGCTGACAGGAATATCTGATTGCGCTGGTACTCATGTTTGACGTCGGTGCGCAGTGCGCGCAGCAGCGCCTCGCGGGCAAAATACCAAGTGGCACCAATCTGGCGGGATTTCAGGATCATGCGGTTACGCTGATCCTGCTGCTCGTACCAGCCGCGCTGATGCCATGCAAGTGAGTCAGTAATGCGCGTGCGCAGCGCATCAATCTGCGCATCGGTAAAATGGTTTTTCTGTTTGCGTTTTTTCTGCGTTTTACCCGTCACGACGCTGCCCTGGCCTGTATCCAGTTTTTTCAGCTGCCGTGTCAGCAGGTCGATCTCTTTGAAATCACCGCCACTTTTTTTGTCTTTATTGGTCAGCTGGCAGAGGCGTGCATCCATCGACTGTGTGACGCGCTGGATCGGCGTCGTTTCGTCCCATACGTCGCGATTTTTCCATGAGTAAATCGTGTTCTGACTGATACCCATCAGCCGCGCAATCTCAGCTGGAGGGTATCCCTGCCAGTAGAGCTGTTTGGCTCGAAGCCGCACAAATGCATCCTGAATCATCTGCCCTCCGGTTTAACTGCGGGCAGAGTATCCCGCGCGCGAAACCGCATCGCGCGCTTTTGGGTCTGGCTGTTCTGCGACAACAAAACCGCGTTGAGGCTGGGCTGGCCACTCTGTAATCATGTTTACGAAATGACCGACAACAGGTGAAAACATGGCAGACGGAACCAAAAAACCAGCGCGCAAAAAATTTCGCATCGCAGTGTCAGGCGTAACAGTTGACGGGCGCGAAATAACCCGCGATCAGGTTTTCCAGATGGCGCAGAGCTACAACCCGACGCTCTACGGGGCGCGCGTCAATATTGAGCACTACCTGTCGCCGTTCCCCGGCAGTGATTTCAGTGCAATGGGCGATGTTGTTGCCCTGAGCGCGGAGGATATTACTGAGGGAGCGTTATCTGGCCGTGCTGCGCTGTATGCGGAGATCGAACCCACTGATCGAATGACGCAGCTCGCAGCGGACGGCAAAAAAATCTATTCCAGCGTTGAAATTATCCCGCAGTTTCCCGCCACGGGTGGTGCCTACCTCGGCGGTCTGGCAATGACCGATACGCCCGCCAGCCTGGGCACGGAACGTCTGAAATTTACGGCTCAGCAGCGAGCTGCAGTGATGACGTTTGCTAACCAGTCTGGTGAGTCTGCGATGTTCACTGAGGCGATGGAGGCGGAGCTAGTGCAGTTGAATCAGCAGCAGGCTGATGAGGGCAAACAGTGGTTTTCCCGTGTCATGGAAATGATCGGAAAATCCCGCCGCACTGATAGCCAGGAATTCAGCCAGATTCGCGGCGCGGTTGAGCACGTAGCGCAGGCCCATGCGGATCTGCTGGACCAGTTCAGCAATCTGCAGCAGGAGCGCAGCAGCGACAAACAGGCGATCACGAAACTGACCAACGACCTGAACGTACTGCGCTCGCAGCTTCAGCAGCAGGACAGCAATTTTAATCAGCGGCCCGCCTCAACCGGTGGCAACGGCTCAGCCAGTCTCGCCGATTACTGATCGGCCCTGAAAACAGATCAGCAGGATATAAAATGGAAAACGAAACCCGAGTCCTATTTAACCAGTATCTCGCCCGACAGGCACAGCTGAACGGCGTCCATCGTGATGACATCAGCAAAACGTTTAATGTCGCGCCGTCTGTGCAGCAGAAACTCGAAGCCGCCTCTATGGAGAGCGACGAGTTTATGAAGCGGATCAACGTTTTTCCTGTGAATAAACAGGAAGGGCAGAAAATTCAGATCGGCAGTAAAGGGCCGATTGCCAGCACAAACAATACCAGTGATGGATCTGTGCGCCGCAACCCACGCGATAACCACGGCAAGGAGCCGCAAAACTATCGCTGCCGCAAAACGAACTACGACACGATGCTGTCGTATGAGCAGCTCGATGCGTGGGCATTTGATCCGGCTTTTCAGTCGCTGGTCAGCGCGGCAAATGCGCGCCAGATTGCGCTCGATCGCATGATGATTGGCTGGAACGGCGAAAGCTATTCTGAAGCGTCTGATGTTACAAAATACCCCCTGCTGCAGGACTGCGGGGCCGGCTGGCTCCAGAAAATCCGTGATGAAGCCAGCCACCGCATCATGAGCGGCGCAACGCTTACCTCGCGTGATGAAGACAATAAAATTGTTGCCCGTGGCAACTATGGCAGCCTGGATGCGCTGGTTTATGACGTCAAAAACAGCCTGCTGGAGCCATGGCACCGCCGCGCCCCGGATCTGGTGGTAATTATGCCGTCAGACCTTATGACGTCCATCAATTTCCCGCGCCTGAACGCACTGAGTCAGACCAATCCTAACTCTGAGGGCATTGCGGGCCAGCTCATCGTCAGCGCAGAAAAAGTGGGCGGCCTGCCGACGTTTCTGGCGCCGTACATTCCAGATGATGTGGTGCTTATCACCTCGTTCAAAAACCTGTCGGTGTACTACCAGCGCGGCGGGATGCGCCGCCACATCCAGGAGGAGCCGCACTACAACCGCATTGCAACGTATCAGTCGAGCAATGACGATTTCGTTGTTGAGGACTACGGCAAGGTGGCGCTAATCGACGGCGTTAAATTCGCTGAATAACAGCCAGTAAGCAGCTGCGCGCCATGTTGCTCGCAGCTGAGAGGAATGATCATGCTAACCCCGGCACAAAAACATTTTCAGCAGGTGATGGCACAGCGACGTGGTGAGGCGCAGGCCGAAGCGGTCAACTCTGTTGTCCGCACCGCGCATGAGCAGGTTCTGCATCAGATGCGCATGCACATGACGCAGCTCAGCCGCGTGAAGTCCGATCAGGCTAAAGCGGAAATGAAACGTGTGATGTTGCCCGATTATGAGGGCTGGATCGATGGAACGCTGGAGGCGGACAGCGGGCGACAGGATGAGGTGATAACCCGCCTGATGGTATGGGCTGTTGACTGCGCTGATTACACGCTGGCCCTGCGCATTGGCCGTTATGTCGTCAGGCACGATATGGCGATGCATGACGATTTCAAACGCAACGCCGCGACGTTTCTGGCAGATGAGATCTGCAACCCGGTGCTGACGCTGGCTAAAACGGACAAAGACGCCGATTTGTCGGCCTGCATTGCTCCGCTCGACGAGCTGGCCGACATTGTCGCTGAGGCTGATATGCCGGACGAGGTCCGCGCCAAACTCTGCAAAGCCCGCGGTCTGGTGCGTCGAGCCTCTCTGGATGCGGAAACGCAGGGGCAGGCATTAAACCTGCTGCGCGAAGCCATGAGCCTGAATGCAGGCTCGGGCGTCAAACGCGAGATTGATGCACTGTCCCGCAAACTCGCGAAACTGCCTGAAACGGGAACCATTGAAAACGCAGGGCCGGCGGAGGATGCGGGCACTAAAACAGCCGATGCCAGCGCGGATAATGTCGAGAAGCAAAAGACAAACGCGCCAGCAGCTAAAAAACGCGCATCAACCTCAAAGGCAAAAGCAGCATCTACCGCAAAAGCGAAAGCTAAAACCAGTTAAACGACTTCAGCCCCGTGCTGGCAGGCGGCGCGCCCTGTGATCTGTCCGCTCCTGGTCATTTCGCTGGGCGCCCACCGCCTGTTTTATTTTGGAGCCTCCACGATGAGTTTTATAGCTCAGCGTCAGATTGTGCCCTCTGCTGATGACGTTACGGACGTTGACGACAAAGGCGAGACGGTCACGGCAGGAGATTTTTGGCCGGCGATCGCACTGTCCGATCTGCGCCTCGCTGCACGCATAGCCGGTGATATCACCACAACGCGACTCAAACACGCGGCCAGTGAGGCGGTGGCGCACGTCACTGAGCAGCTGGAGGAATGGCAGGGCACGCAGCAGCAGGCGGGGTACTCAACACTGGCAGCCGTACCAGCCAGACAGCTGAACGGTGAGAGTGTCAGGCTTTACCAGTACCGGCGCGCAGTGTATGCACTGGCCCGAACCTCAGTCTTGGAGGGTTACCGCGACGTCACCACGACGGCCAAAGGCGAGAAATCAACGGATGCGCTGGACCAGCAGATCGATGACCTGTGGCGGGATGCGCGTTGGTGCATCGCAGATATTCAGAAACGCCCACGCGTTTTTGCGGAGCTGTTCTGATGAATGTAACTGCGCAGGCCGGTGACACCATTGATGAGTTGTGTTACCGGCATTACGGCAGCACCGCCGGTCTGGTCAGCGTACTGGAGGCCAATCCGGGTCTTGCCGATCAGATGTTTTTAACTGCCGGGCAGCAGGTTGAGATGCCGGAACAGAGCAGCCCGGCCAGCACGCAAACGGTGCAGCTATGGGACTGAGTGTGCAGCGCGTAAACGATGGGCTGACCTATATCGCGTCCATGGTAGTGACGAGTATTGGCGTCACCACCGTCAGTGAAAAAGTCGCGATCGGGGGATTTCTGATTGGCGCGATCACCGCATGGCGCGCATGGGTCCACCGCCGCCGTATTGAACAGGCGGAGACTCAGCGAAACGAGCTGATAGCACAGATTCTGCAGCGCTCGCAGGGAGCACTCAGTGACGCTGAGAGAAATGCACTGCGACTGGCAGGAGGGGGCGACGATGAAACAGATCATTAAAAAATGCGCCATTGCTGCCGTGGTTGCCTTGGGGATCACTCTGGCACCCGGGGCGCTGCGGACGTCGGAGGAGGCGCAGTTAAAAATTGCCAAATGGGAGGGCTGCTATCTGACGCCCTATTACTGCGCCGCAGGCGTTTCAACTGTCGGCCTCGGCTCAACCGGTAACGTGGAGGCGCGCCAGTACACGAACGAGGAGGTTGCGCAGCGCTGGGTCAGCGATATGCAGCGTGCTGAAAAATGCGTCAACCTCAATTTCGAGGGCGCGCATATGCCACAGCGGGTATTTGAGGCAACAACCGACGCGGCGTTTAACGTGGGCTGCTCGGGTCTGATGTGGTTTACCAACAAACAGGGCAGCAAACAGAAAACGACAATCTGGCGCAATGCACAGGCGCATAACTGGACGGGTGTATGCGAGCGCGTGACAGATTTTGTTAACAGCGGCGGCAGGAAACTGCCGGGACTAGTTAACCGGCGCACCGATTTCAGAGCCTGATGTGAGTCAGGTCTGAGCGAGGAAAAACCGTGAAAATATTAGCCAGCGTGCTGGCTGCCGGTCTGATTCTGGCGGTTCTGGCTCTGTTTGCGGTGGTACATCAGCAGGGCGCCAACGAGGCCCGCCGGGATGCGCTGGCTGAGAACATTAAACAGAGTAAATCAGTCATTAACGAGCTGCGGCAGCTGGCCGCTGAGGCACGCGGTGTTCTGGCCGAGGTGCGTGCTGCAGATAAACAACGACAGGCCCAGGGAGAAAAACGACGCGATGAAATGCAGAAAACTATGCTGGGCGATCCCTGTGCAAACGCTGCTGTGCCTGATGCCGTTGCTGACAGGCTGCGGGAGCACGTCGCCGCCGCCTCAGCCGCAGCTGATGCACTCACCAGTGCCGGACAGTCTGACGCAACCTACACCCGCACCGCAGATGCCTCTGGTGCCGCAGTGGGGCCATCTCGCAACGTGGGGCGATGAAATGATCGATGCGCTGGAGTCCTGCAACGCAGATAAACGGGCGATCAAAAAACTGGATGCGCATCGGGCGCAACGTGGGGCGGAACATGCTGAAAATTGATTCACTGCGCGCTGCGCTGACGCAGGCGAACACCTGGTGCCAGGCAAACCCAGAGGCGTTTACGGTGTTTGTGGAGGAGGGTGGCGTAGAAACTACCGGCGAAACATCGACGTTTGTCTACCGCTACTCGCTGGTTGTGTTCGTCATGAATTATCCGGGCAGTCTGGATGATTTCACGCTGCCGATCATGGCCTGGCTCTGGTTTAACGAGCCATCACTGCTGCTGAATCCCGAGAAAAACCGCGAGCTGAAATTTACCACGCTGATTAATAGCGACAGCACAGCCGATCTGCTGTTTGAGATGCCAGTGCGCCAGCGCGTCAGAGTTTCGCGGGATGAGACTGGTGCCACGATTGCTGAACACCTGCCAGAACCGCGCCCGCGCATTAATACTGGCGGCGGATGGGGCGAGGTTTTCGATAACACGCCGGGAGTGATCGACTATGACGGATCAATTTCGTCAGCTCGATGAGATTTTTGCGCAAATCCTGCAGGGTGCCAGCGCTGCGTGCCGCACTCGTACGGCACGCAGTATCGGTAAATCATTGCGTGCCAGTCAGCAGCGGCGCATCAGGTCACAACGTAACCCCGACGGTAGCCCGTTTACTAAACGACGTCGCCGCGTCCTGCGTACGCAGCAGGGATTGGTTTTTGAATGGAACGGCGAAACACGCCACCTGAAAAACTGGCGTCACGGTATTGGCCTGCACGGCAAAACGATTACGGGGTTTGATGAGGACCGGGGCGCAATCCGCACGTTTTACCGTGATGACATTGAGCGCTGGATTGAAATCAACACCCGGCGCGCAACGCGGACGGAAAAGCGACCTGAACCTATGTTCCGCAAGTTACGCACTCTGCGTTATCTGAAAATGAGCGCCGACGCATCAGGCACAACCGTGGGCTATGACGGTATCGCAGGGCGCATCGCGCGCATTCACCAGTATGGCCAGCGCGACGAGGCGAGGCCGGGCGTTGTGGTGAGTTACCCCGCACGCAGGCTGCTCGGGTTTACGCAGGCAGATGAGGCACTGATCACCGAGGCCGTGATCAGCAGCCTGAGCGGACGGCAATAATGATTACAACATACAAATCAATCATGACTGGTGCTGCCAGCAGATTGTGCGACTGGCAGTCAGTAACGGCGGTAGGGAAATGAGTGCGGAGTTAAACCGGCTGCTGGGCAACCTGCTGCGCGTGGGCACTATTACGCAAATCAGGAATAAACCGCCACGCGTTCGCGTTAATACCGGGGATCTCGAAACGGGCTGGTTGCGATGGTCAACCGGCCGCGCCGGAGCATTCAGGATCTGGACACCACCCGCAGTCGGTGAGCAGGTGTTGCTCGGGTGCCCTGGCGGCACCACTGAGGCCACCGTGATCCTGTGCAGCATAAACAACGCTGAATTTAAGGCGCCCTCTGACAACCTCAGCGAGATATGCATAGCCGCACCAGACGGCGCGCAATTCAGTTACAACGCGGAAACGGGCGCGCTGAATGCCAGCGGTATTAAAACGGCGACTATCGCCGCATCAGTATCGGTCAGGCTGGAGACGCCGCTGGTTGAGTGCACGGATCAGCTGATGGCGCGAACGCTCAACATCACTGAGGGCGGAACGCTGAACGGGGATTTTACGCACCGCGGCAAATTCACCTCTAACGGCGTGCAGGTTGATGATCATGATCACGGCGGCATAAAACGCGGCAGTGAATGGACGGAGGGCATCAAATGACGTCCAGTTATATCGGAATGAACCCGGACGGCACCGGCTCAGTAAGTGACAGAGATCAAATCTGGCAGTGTGTCCGCAAAATTCTCACGACGCCGGTCGGGTCACGGGTGATGCGCAGAAATTTTGGCTCTGCCGTTCCCGATCTTGTGGATGGTCCGAAAAATGCGGTGACACGCATGCAGCTGATGAGCGCGACAGCGATCGCGATCGCGCAGTGGGAGCCGCGCATCACGCTGACGATGGTTAACGTGCAGTATTCAGAGTCGGGCGCAGCGTCGGCAGAACTGGCCGCCACGTTAAACGAAGCGCTGACTGAGATCAGCACAACTATGAACCTGAAATGAGGGGGCAACGTGTCGATTGATTTATCGCAGCTGACGCAACCGGATGCCATCGAACTGCCAGATTTTGAGGCGGAGCTGGCCGCCGTGGTTGCGCTGATTGTGGCGGCATTCCCGGAGGGCCAGCAGAAAGCCGTCTCGACGGCGCTGGCGCTTGATTCTGAACCCATGGCGGCGCTGGCTCAGGCATACGCTTATCGCAGCATTCACTATGCACAGCGCATTAATGAGGCCGTGCGCGGCGTGATGCTGTCGAGCGCCAGAGGCAACGATCTGGATCAGGTTGCCGCCTGGCTGGATACGGAACGGCGCGTGACCATCCCGGAATCAGAAAATGAAGATCCCACCTATGAGAGTGACGATGTATTGCGCGGGCGCGCTCTGCTGTCATGGTCGCGCCTCAGTACGACAGGACCAGGTAATGCGTATCGCTATTTTGCGCTGAGTGCCGATCCTGACGTGCTCGACGCCAGAGCCTACGGCCCGGAAACGCACGGCCAGCCCGGCCATATTTTTTTATATGTGTTGTCACGTTCGGGTGATGGGACTGCCTCGCAGGCGTTACTCGACACGGTAGCAGCTGCCGTAAACGATGATGAGGTACGACCGCTAACCGATTACGTCAGCGTCCGCTCAGCTGAGATTGTCAGCTATGAAGTCGTGGCAGATATCCACATCCCGTATGGCCTGGACGGCGATATTGTGATTGCAAACGCATCTGATGCGCTGATGGCCTACACCGATTCTGTCCATCTCATTGGTTCAACCGCAGCTCGATCCGGTATTGACGGCGCGCTGCATCAGGCGGGTGTGATTACGGTTGACCGTGCTGCGCCGGCTGCTGATGTGGTTGCCGCTATGGGGCAGGCACCAAAATGCGCAGCAGTGACATTAAACAGGGTGGTGATTGGTGGTGAATAGCGAGCCAGTTGCATCAGTTTTACCGCCCAACGCCACCGCTGTTGAGCTGGCAATAGAGCGCGCCAGCGCTCAGGTTCTGGCGCGACTGCCTGTCAATCTGATCCGCTGGGTGAAAAACCCTGATTTGTGCCCTGTAGCGCTGCTGCCCTGGCTGGCGTGGGAGTACCAGGTAGACACGTGGAACTCTGACTGGACTGAGCAGCAGCGGCGTGACGCGATTAAACGCGCTGCCTATGTCCACCGGCACCGGGGCACGATTGCAGCAGTCAGGCGCGCCCTTGTTGATAGCCCTTTCGGGGTTGAGATTGTCGAGTGGTTTAATCAGGCACCAATGGGCGAGCCATACACTTTCAGGCTGCATATAGATCAGAGGGATGTGCCAACGTCCTCTCTGTCATATCAGGATCTCACCGCTGCGATTTTGCGCGCTAAAAACCTGAGATCCTGGTTTTCTGTTCACATATTTGGCCGCAGTGAGGGGCGTGTGTTTGGTGCGGGTTATATGTACGCATCCGAGTCACTGATTACCCGCATAATATAACGCCGCTGAGGAGAATATTTTTTTATGAGTTATGGGCTGGTTCTGACCACTGCCGGCGCGGCAGAAATTGAAACCGCATATCAGGCCGGCGAAACAGTTGCGATCGTGCAGGTAGCACTCGGCGATGGTGGCGGAACGGCATTACCCGCCACGCCGGCAGAACTCGCTGAGGTCACGCAGCTGGCCGGGCAATTTGGCTCAGAGGCGTTTTCAGGCGCTGAAACTGATGAGGGCATGATAAGCGGGCGGGTAGTTATTCCCTGCGCAACATACCCAGGCAAAACGCTGCGCGAGGTCGGGCTAGTCAGCGCATCAGGCACACTAATCGCCTATGGCATTTACCCGGAAACCTACATCCCTGATGAGGGTGCTGCAGTACTTAAAGAGATCACCCTTACGCTGGTGATGGCGCTCACGCATGCAGAGAACGTGAGTATTCAGGTTGATCCGTATATCGCCATCATCACGCAGGAAACCGGCGACGCACGTTATCTGCAGCGGCAAAAAAATCTGGCAGATCTGAGTGATTTGGCTGAGGCGCTGAAAAATCTGGGTCTGGAACTCGTTGGAAACTGGCAGGCTGTGCAGGCTAACGGCGGTAAACATTCGTCCGGCAATCATCGCATCTATGTTGACTGGAATGATGCTGCAGGAAAATTATATGGAACTGTTGATAACACGGATGTAGGTGAATTTTTTACTACGCAAAATCCACCCTCTGCTGCGCAAACCGGGGCTTACCCTATGACCGGGGGAAACCTGGCCGATGACGCTAGCGTGACTGTTATGTCCGGCCTCAAAGACGGAAACGCCGGGGAGGCGCTTTACACCCCTATGATCCGCGCCGCCATGAGAGGCCGGGGCGGTGATATGGATTTCAAAGACGGGGGGTCAGCCTGTTTCCGTCTGGTAGAGGTTATCAGCAACTATGCGTATGCAGAGATCCTGGTTGATGGATGGCGTAGCGTTCGATCATTTCAGTTTCGCAATGATGGGACTATCCGCGCGCCCAGTTCGGTTTATGCAGGTCAGGGGTTTATTGCGCCTGACGGCAATCTTTACGGTCCCGTGTGGAATGGCTACCTCAATCAATGGGTTCTGGCGCAGATTAATGCGCTGAACGTCGCGCTAAATAATCAAATAACTGCCTCAATCAATAACAATAATAGCGGATGGGTGCTGCCAAATTTCCAGCTAAAAAACACCGCTAATCTGGGCGGGGGCTGGGAAAAAGACAGCACCACGGGCCGCATCAGGCAATGGGGATATTTGAACGCTGGCGCGACTACCGGTTTTTTTCAGGTAAATTTCCCAATCACATTTCCGAATGCCTGCGCCAACGTCCAGGTAACCGTTGTTAATGGAGGGGGCGGTAAATTTGCGGACAACTTTGCGACCGCGGGGAATGTGACGCAATCCGGGTTTACCTGTGGACAGGACACGGGCGGGTCGTACTGGGAGGCGATAGGGTGGTGAGAAATATATGAGCGATATTTATTACAGTGCCGCAAATAACGGTTTTTATCACGTCGATTTCAGAGAACTTTATGAAGCGTCTGCTAATGGCTGGCCTGATGATGCAATTGCAGTTTCAGCGGTAGATTATGAGAATCTGCTGCAGGAACAATCCGCAGGACGCATTATTACCGCAGATTCAGACGGCCAGCCGATTCTGACTGATCCGGTAATCGACTGGCAGGAGCGTGCGGAACAGCAGCGAAAAACCCATATCGCAACTGCAAATGAAACGACAGCAGACTGGCGGACAGAGCTGCAGCTGGGCGTGATCAGTGATGATGAAAAATCGGCGCTGATGATCTGGATGGCATATATCAGAGCGCTGAAAGCCCTGGATCTGAGCGCCGTAGACAGTGAGGCAGCATTTGATGCAGTTGAATGGCCTGCTATGCCTGAGTAATGAAAAAACGGGGCATTGGCCCCGTTTCTGTTTGCGCAGAGAGCCAGACGCTATGACAATAAAGTGCCCGCAACGGACGACGCTTTGTTAAATGCAGTCGTGGCGCCGCTTTTCAGTGTGTCCAGCAAATCCGACGCTGATGCACTCTGCATTTTTTCCCGCACATCCTCATCAACGCGCTGCAGCGTGATTGAGAACTCAATTTTTTTAGCGTTGCCGTACTGATCGAACTCCTGCCGCGTCTCACCCAGATTTGTCAGCACGTACATACCGTAAATAGTACCGATACCATCGATCAGCGGCCAGGGCAATCCGGCGTACGCCATGGTCGCCACGGCGCCGAGCGAGAGGTTGCCGCCCGTAATTTCAGGGTACAGCGTCCCTGTGAGGGTGATCTGATTGTCACCCGAGCCAACGTATTGCCATTTTGCAGAACGCCCTACGCGATCGTTTTTGGCGTAACGCCAGCTGCGTGATTGCTGTAATTGCTGATAGGGCAGTGTATCGAGTGCAAAAACAAACAGCCCGTAAACCATCATCATAGTTAAATCCTCATTCCCGATCTGTATAACTGCCACGTGCGCGCCGTGCGCGCCTGTCCAGTTCCGCACTGACAGCCTGTGTAACGATTTTTGCCAGCTCCTGCGCATCCTGACGATCAACGCCATGCAGGTTTATAACGACAGGAGGCAGGGCGCCCGCGGGCACCGCTGCTGCCTGCCGCGCTGATGTGGCCGCAGCGGCAGGGGATGGCAATGCGGGCAGCCTGACGGGCGATGAAACTACCGGCGCGGCCGGTCGCATCGACAGCGGCGAGCCAGCCGCCGATCGTGCAATGCGCGACTCCTGCCACTGGCCGCGCACGGCCAGAGCTGGCGGCAGGTTTTTAAACACAATGTCGCCCGGGCCGATTTTTTTGGTATTTGCGGCAGTCTGTTTGGTGTTGTCCTCGATCGCGCTCAGTCGCCGCATGGTGCCCGACATTGCCGGCGCGGGTTTAGCATCTGGCACCACGGTTGCGGCCTGCATGGGCAGGGTGTTCCGCAGGTTATTTGCCTTACTCAGTAGTGCATCCATCTGAGAACTCGCGGTATTAATCGCGTCAGGCACCATGCCGAGTTTTTCCAGCAGAGACGACACAGCATCCGCGAGCCAGGTTAATGGCGTCATGAGCGTTGCCAGTGCGCTGCCCAGCACCTCACCAAAACGCCTCCCGGCACCGGCGCATTTGTCCAGGCTGGTTTGCGAGGTCTGCACAGGACTGAGTAGCCGGGTGAACCAGTTCCACACCCTGCCGATCCCGTCTGCTATCTGACCAAACAGCGTTACAAACGGCGCGAACGCGGGCGCCATACTGCTTACAAGCCCACTGAGGAACCCGCTAAAAAACGCCTTAATAGGTTCCCAGTATTTCCAGATCATGACGCCAGCCAGCACAAATGCCCCGGCCAGCAAACCAATCGGACTCAGCAGCAATGAAAGCGCACCGCCGAGGATTGAGACTCCGGTTGTGATAGCACTCCAGAGCATTGGCAGTCCGGACAGGCGCAGCGCGAACATGCCGATGCCACGAATCAGCGAACCTATCGCGGCACCAGGTGCCATAAATGCACCCAGCAGACCGGCACGCATGGCTGGCAGTAATGTCGTCATGCTGCGCAGTCCGACGGAAACAGAGCCGAGCACCGTACTGAATACGCGGCCCCAGCCGCTGATCCGTGCCAGTGGTCCATTGAATATGCCCAGGATTTTTGACGCGCCGGATGCGCGCATTGTCAGCATGGACAAGCCGAGCTGTAATTTTGCGAACGGGCCAGCCAGAATGCCCAGCGTCAGCGACAGGCCGCCAACAGCCACCGTTGTCCCGATGATGCCGGCAGTGAGTAACAGCAGCGTTTTTGTCAGTTGCGGATTAGCATTCGCCCACCCCGTGACGCCATTCAGAATGCCTGTTAACCCCTGCGAGAGTTTCCGCAGCGCGCCGTCAGCGGTCTCTTCAACAGCAATGCGCAAACCTTCCCACGCGCTGTCCAGTTCTTTGAGGTCGCCACTCAGGTTGTCAGCCATCACCTTTGCGGCTTTGTTGGCTTCGCCTTTGGCGTTGCCCAGCTCTGCAATCAGTTTCTGCAGCGCACCGCTGCCGGCACCCTGAGCCAGACTTTGCAGCCCAACAAATGCCTCTTCACCGGCAATGTCTTTGAAAAACGAAACCTGATCCGTTTCGCCATATTTTTTAGTCGCGTTAAACAGATCCAGCAGGATGAACTCAACCGGGCGCATTTTGCCTGACGCGTCCGCGACAGAAACGCCCAGCTCATCCAGCGCCGCTTTTGCTTTTTTGGTCGGTGATGCGAGGCGGGACAGGCTGGCGCGCATCGCTGTACCGGCCATGCTGCCGCGCATGCCGTTGTTCGCGAGAATGCCCGCCATCGCTGCTGCTTTTTCGACGTCGATACCCAGTTTTGACATGACCGGCCCGGCGTAAACCATCGTTTCACCGAGCTGGCGTAAATCGGTATTGGTGCGGGTAAATGCCGCCGTCAGCACGTCGCTCACGCGGTCCATCTGGCCCGCAGGCAGTGAAAACTGCGAGAGAACGTTAGAGCCAATATCTGCACTCTCGCCCAACTCCATCCCGCCGGCCAGCGCCATATTAAGCACGCCCGGCAGCGCGGCGCGGATTGCCTGCGGTGTAAACCCGGCCATTGCGAGAAACGCCTGCCCGCTGGCGGCGTCAGTGGTAGTGAATGCGGTTTCAGCACCTAATTTTTTAGCCTGCTGGCGGAGCGCGCTGAGCTGATCATCATTTTTATCGAGACGCGTCAGCGCCTGTACGCGCGACATTTCAGCCCCAAAACCTACAGCCGGCGCGAGAAACCGCCCGGCGGCATAACCGGCAGCCGCGCCACCGGCCATTGCCATGGTGCCAGCACCGCGCAATTTGCCTGACAGCGTCTGCAGCCTGTCATAACGCGCGCGCGCCTGCGTAACGGCAGCCAGCTGACGCCGTTCACGTTCGAGTATCTGGTTATATTGTTCGGTGCGCCTGATAGCACTTTCGATCGTTCTGTTGCCGCCAGCGAGGTTGATGCCATGCTGTCGCAGGGCATCCGATACTGTCCGCAGTTTTTGCGTTTCGCGGGTGCGTGCGGCGCTGAGGCGATCGAGTTTTGCCGCCAGTGCGCTCATGCGCTCGCGTTGTGCATCGGTTAAAACCGTGCCATCACGCTGCGCCTGATTCAGCCCACTGAGGCTGCGGCGGGTTTTATCAATCTGCTGCGAGGTTTTATTAATGCTGTTGCGCAGGCGGTTGAATGTGTCCGCCTGCGCATTGAGTTTCGAGGCAGCCGCCTGCGTATTTTTGAGGGATTCGGTTAGGCCGCTCGCGCTTTTGCGGGCGGCATTAACAGGGCGGGTAAATCGGTCGATTGCGCCAAACGCGACGCGGATATCAAGAGTTTTCATCTGTGGCACCTGAGCGGACGGCAGCCCGCTCGCGCCACGCAATCACCTCACTGATGGTCATCGCGAAAACCTCGCCGGGCGGCCAGTTAAACACGACGGCAATATCAGCAACGAGATCGTCAATCTGATTGAATGCCGGAATTATGACGTCGCTACCGTCTCCGCTGCGCTCTGTTCCCCAGGCTCCGCCGGATTCAAAAAAGGGATAAGCGCCTCAGTAAATTGCATAAAATCGTACATGCACAGATTGCTGATCTCGGTCAGTTTCAGAGCAGGAGAGGTAACGCGCGTCAGGAGCACTGAAACTGCGTCGTATTCCATGTTTGCCAGCGCCACCAGTTTAAGGCCGCGCAGAGAGCCAGCCTGGTCCACGGCGTCAGTAATAGTGATGGTTTTGATTTCGCTGTCACTGCGTTTAATAGGCTGTGACAATGTAACGCTTGCTTTGGTCATTGCTATAACTCCGAGCGGCCCACGCCGCCCTGTCAGGTGGTAATCAGGTGCCCATGCCCAGGGCGGATGTGATGCGGTCCGGGATCATGTTTTTGCCGTCCACTTTGTAGATAAAATTCAGCAAATCAATCTCGGTAACAGGCTGATCATCAATCGACATTTTGTAATACGTTGATTTAAACGTGTACGTTTCTGTCGTGTCCTCACCCTGTTTGGACTCGCCGCCATCCATCTCAGTGAACCGCCCGCGCAGCTCAACCTCGACCAGCTGGCTGTCACCGTCCGTGAAATACTCACCCGCGAAACGCAGGCGCGTGCCGTCAATGGTTGCACCGTATTCCAGGAACAGCTTTTTAATCAGGCCGCCAAATTCCACTGAGGAATCCAGCGCACCAGCGTCCAGCCCGAGATCAACAGCTACAGATCCCAGCATGCCGCCACCCTGGAAATCTTCTGTTTTGCGGCTGAGTTTGGGGCGTGTGAATGAGGTGACTTTGCCGATGTAGTTATCACCGTTAACAAAACAGCTAAACAGGCGGAGTTTGTGAGGAACGGCCATTTATGCACCCCCGAGCGATGAAAATGCGGATTCGTAATACTGGTCCGTAAACGTCTGATAGAGCGTCAGATCCTCCAGCGGTGGCACGGGGCTGTAGCTGTAACGCACGCGCAACTGCCCGGCTCGCAATCCGGTAGTCGGGTTGTCCGCTGTGTCATACCAGCAATCAGCACCAATCAGGCGCCCGGCAGTAACTAGGGCGTTGAGTTTGCCCCGAATCCCGCTGAGCACGTCTTTGACGTTTGCCGGCGTCAGCGGACTGTCAACCGTTGTGAACTGCGCCTCTGCGATCGAGTCGGCGAGGATCTGCGCGGTGCGCGTAAACACCTCAAACGTATACGTTTCGGTGTCAGTGGAGCGGTTGCCCCAGAACCGGAAACCGTTGCGTTTAATCAGCGTCGTGATTTCCATGTTGTTCAGCGTATTGGCGTCGCTATCTTCATCCTGCAGCGACCAGGAAACATCGCGAGAAATTCCCAGCACGTTTTTTACTGCCACGTTGGACAGGGATTTGTGCCAGCCCTGATTGTTGTCAATCAGCGCCCGCAGACCGCAGGCATAGGCCGCAGCGGGAAACTCTTCGTTTTTGCCGCTGAGCGGATTGTAGGCAATGAAATTCGGCCAGATAAGCATCAGTTCACGGCTGGAGAAAGCGTCGCGGAACATAGACGCTTCTGAGAGCGTTTTGCTATCCCCGCAACCTGAATAAACGAACGCGCGCAGCTTTTCTGCAATAACGCAAAGCATCGAAATAACTGCGCCTGTCTCCAGCTCTGGCACTGCGAGTATGCGAGGCCGGTAACCGGTTTTCTGTTCGGCAGTCAGCAGCGCATACATGCCCAGATAGCTGCCGTCCGCTGCCGTGCCGCCCATAATTAACTGATCCTGATCTGCGCCAGAGCCATCCTCTGCTGCTGCAGCCACGCGCACCACGATGACGCGCGGGCTGCACTGGTCTGAGATCGCTTTTAGTGACTTATAAAGGGTGCCCGTTTTGCCGGCCCTGCCGAGCGCGCTCCTTACGCGCGTCAGTAAAACAGGGGTATCCAGCGGAAATAGATCCGCGTCTGCATCATCAGCGACAGCAATAATCCCGATAACACTCGAATCAATGTCGTTAATTGCTGTTTCTAAATCCTTGTTTTCTTTAACGCGGGCGCCATGAAAACGTGTATCAACCATGCCTGCCACCATTATGTTTTGAGTTCGCCATCATCATCCCGCCCGCGCCGCACCGCTGCACGTGGTTGCGGGTCTGGCCGTTCGCTGACAACAAAAACGCATATCACCCGCGCGCCCGCGCGTGAAACCATGCGGAAAACACAAGGGGGGGGTATGTCTGGCACAGTGGCGAGCACGATCAATCTGGCGGTTAACAGCTATGCTGATGCGTTGCGGGACGCGGTCAAAATCCCGGATTTCACCATCCGGCTGGGTGGTAAAAACCTGACGGAATTGCGCGACCGCCTGATCTCGCTGTCGCTGACTGACAACCGTGGATTTGAGGCCGACCAGCTGACGCTAACCATTGATGATTCTGACGGGCTGGTTGAGTTACCGCCGCGCGGCGCGCAGCTGGCCGTGGCGATTGGCTGGCTGGGTGAGGATTTGACATACAAAGGCCTCTACACCGTTGATGAGGTTTCCCACGAGGGACCACCCGACGTCGTCGGGATCACAGCTCGCGCGGCTGATTTCCGGGAGGAGTTCAACGTAAAACGTGAGACGTCCTGGCATGACGTCACGGTTGAGCGTGTAGTGTCGGCCATCGCCCTTCGGTATGACCTGAAACCGATGATCAGTGAACTGCTGATGAGCGTCGAAATCGACCACGCGGATCAGACAGACGAGTCTGATATGTCGTTTCTGACACGCATGGCTGACATGCTCGGCGCTATAGCGACCATTAAAAATGGCTGCCTGCTGTTCATCCTGCCGGGTGGCGGTCTGACAGCGTCGGGTCAGGCACTCCCGTCGCTGACAATCACCCGCAGCAGTGGCGATCGGCACAGTTTCAGGATTGCCGATCGAGACGCCTACACGGGCGTGCAGGCGTACTGGCTCGATCTGGATTACGGAAAAAAACGCAAAGTCAAAGTGACCAAGCGCAAAGCGGCGGCCAAACCTAAGAGCAGTAGCCGGGAGGGTGACTACATCGAGGGCGCAGAGGGCAACGTTTATGTCATGCGTAAAACATTCCACAACGAAACCGCAGCGCGCAGGGCAGCTGCGGCCAAATGGCAGCAGTTGCAGCGGGGTGCCGCGCAATTCAGCATCACGCTGGCGCGTGGGCGGGCTGATCTGTATCCGGGCATGCATTCAACGGTCGAGGGGTTTAAATCAGATATCAATGATCAGGACTGGGTAATTGCGCGCGCAGAGCACGCTATTGATGATAATGGGTTCACAACGCGACTGGAATTTGAGGCAAAAATGCCAGAATGGATTGCCGAAACGGGTTAAAATATCGGCGAGTTCAACTCCGCGAGGAGCCATCATTGTGTTTACATGCCCGTTTTGCGGTGCTACTGCCCGCACCCGTACCAGCCGCCGCCTCAGTGAAATGACAATACGGCAGTATCATCAGTGTCAGAATCTTGAGTGTAGCGAGTCATTTACCACGCTAAACACCGTTGAAAGAAAAGTCACCAAACGGGGCGGTGAGCCGCCGCTGCCGGCTGGATTCATCCCGCAGGACGCATTTCCGGCGTCGCATTATGGCCGGGATCAGTTAAATCTCTGCCTGTAAAGAAAGCCCCGCATTGCGGGGCTTAGTTTTAGCGCGTGGTCAACATGTGGACGTTTTGGTTATTAAATCCATTTAATAACAATGAATTAATTGTTAATTTCAAAGCCGCTGATTAGCGGCTTTTTTTATGCCTGCTGGTCACTAACTTCCTGCCTTAAATCTGCCATAAGCCAATAACTCACTTTCCTGGGGTCGGTTATCACGCTGAATCTGATAAACATTTGAAAA